TTACTCGCCGTCTGCTGGCGCCACTGGCCAATCGATCTGCGCGGGGAAACCCACTTGCTGTTCGATGCGGTTGAGCTGTACGCGGTATAGCTTCCACAGGCGCAGTTGCTCCACTTCCGTGGTGGTCGCTTCATCCAGATCGACCGCGTCCTGCAGCGGCGCAATGCGGGTGGTGGCGTAGCTCAGGCGGCCGTCGCGGGTGGCCTTGGCACGGTCGCGCGCATCCTTGGTAACCGCGTCCTGGTTCAGCACCCAGGCGCCGGACAGCCACTCATGAAACTCGGACGGCGGTGCCACTGGCGTCAGATCTTCAGGTAGATCACCTAGCAACTCGTAGTGTTGCTCGGAGCGGTCGGCGGTGCTGTACACAGTGCCGCGGTGGTCGGCCAATTGCTTGGCCTGGGTATCAATCAACACCCAGGTATGACCGCTATCCGGCTCTGGCAACTGGTCAGACAAAGCCACCGCGTTGCTAGGCAGTTGGATGCCTATGCCCGGAACCTCTTGTAACTCGACCGGCCCGCGCAGGATGCCGATACCGTCAATCAAATAAATCACGCTCATGTTTATCTCCTAGATCAACTTCAGACGGCCTGGATAGGCAATGTTTCGCGGAGCAGTTTCGATCCCGCCCCAATCACCGGTACGAGTTCCGACTGATGTGAGTCCGTCATAAATAGTCGCCTTGCTGGAACCACCGTCGATCACGCCATCCCCGCCCGTAGTGATTACGTGCCGATGGCTATTCAACGTGCCATCCGTGTAGTGAAAGTGAGAACGCGTGCTGTCGGCTGCAGAGCTACCGATCAAACGGTTTGCCTCCACACCTCGAGATTCGTCCAGCACACGCAAAAACTCACCGCGAACTTCAGGACCTCGGAAAGTGGCGACACCATCTCCACTGGTCCAGCCACCTTCGCGACCAACGCGGGCGGCCTCAGTAGTAAACATGCCGGAGGCTTGCGCATGGTCCCAAAGCCACGGCCATTCCGCGCGATTCAGGATCGAGCCATTCAGGGCACCGTAGCCGCCGGGACTAAAGACGGTGGCGGTGTCGAATACCGGACGGCCCAGCGGCGTCGAATCCAGGCGCGCAAGCGGCATCCAGTTACCCGCACCATCACTGCGCAGATGCCACCAATCGCCCGCGCCCATCAGTACCAGGAAGGCATATCCGGCGTTATTCAAGTGGGTATGAAACTTGATCTTGTCGGTGCCGGACGCTTGGACCACCAAGCGATTACCGCTGTTGTCAGTACGACGCACGATCACGTCAACCACGCCCAAACTGACATCGGCAGCAGGCAGCGTGAAGGTCCGCGCGCCTGCGCTGGCATCCAGCGTAACCAGCCCCATTTGTGCAGCTGTCAGCGTGGCATTCGCCGTCAGGCTGGTCACTGTGCTGAGCCCCAGCACCGACTGCGGCTTGCTGCCTACCGAGCTCCAGGCCACCGGGAAGTTGGTCGGCTTATCGGTCACCGAATCCCAGCTGTGGCTATGGGTTGATGGCGGGAAAGTCGCGGGCTTGCCCGAAACGTTGGCCCATTTCGCCGCCGTGCCAGCCAGGCCTTGAATGGCCTGCAGCAACTGCGCGTCATTGTTCGGGTCCAGGTTCAAGCCGGCGCCCGAGATAACGGACAGCAGCTCGCGCTGCACGGCGTTCAGCCAGGATGCTTTGATAAGGGTGGATGGGGTGCCGCCAGCTGGCGAACCTTCGGTGAACTCGCCGGACGGGTTGGCCGTCTCGGTGCTATTGCCGATCTTCTGCATTAGTCGTCTCCATAACCAAAAATTACGATCGATTCCGCCGGCTTCATTTGGCTAAGCCGGCATTCAAGTGATTTGTTGCCCCAGACCGCCAGTGGATCGCCTGCGCCCGTCAGGCCCGCCACGGCGCGGGTGATGGTTACCGCGGGTGCATTCACCCGCCAGGCGAAGTTCCAATCGCCGCCGTTGACCGGGTCGCCCGCTCGCGCAAGGCCCGCCAGCGCGGGTTTAAAAACGGTGATGGAAATCTGGTAACCCAAGGCCTCAGCCAGGGCGATGAAAAACGCCCGGCTCTGGCCGCCATTGCCTTGCCATTTGCTGACCACCGCGTGCACCCGCTGGCGGATGGTCTGGGTCTCGCCCACCAGGCACGGGTCGGGCAAGGCCAGCACCCGTTCCCAGTCGGACAGGCCTTCGCCGGTGTCCGGGAACAGCGTTTGGTACACCGCGTCGCTGCGGTTCTCGGCAGTGGACAAGGCATTTGCCTCGGCCTGAATCACGGCCGACAGGCGCGGTGCATTGGGGTCGTAGGCTACGGGGGGCAGCAGGAGCCGTAGCTGGTCGGCGACGCTGGTCACGGCATCAGCTCCAGGGTGATGGTGCCGGGACGAATCCAGCCGATCAGCTCGGGGTCATCCGCTGCGGCGACGTTGCCAGTCGGGGTCAACACGCTGCGGTCTTTGATCCCGGCCAGGTTGCTGACCATCGCTTCCAGTTGCGAGCGCTTGAGCGGCTCCATTGGCTGCAAGGCACCCAACAAGGCCTCGTAGGCAGCCTGCGCGGCGACCTGCACGTCCTCCAGGTGGTAGTCGCTGTCCAGTTCCACCCGGGCGCTGCAATTGACTACGCGCAAGGCCGGGACAAATACCTGGACATCGGCGATCACCGAGCACTGCGCTTCGATAGCGGCTTGGCAAGCCGCCGTGACCTCAGGCGATGGCGCGCCATTGCTGGCGGTGATCACCACATCCACTGTGCCGGCGCCACGGCGTCTGGGCAGGGCGATGGCACCGGCTACGCCGGGGACTTCCTTGGCCCAGCGCTCGAAGTCGTAATCGGCGCCACCGGCAGGTGGTTTTTGCAGGATGTCGAGGTAGCGCGCCAGCACCGAGTCGATGGATTCCTGGTCTTCGCCACCTTCGGTTGGCTGCACAAACGCAGCTGCCGCATCGAGGCCCAAGGGCGGGCTGGTGACGCTCAAGGGGCCGCTCAGGGCGTTCAGCGCGGCACCGGCCACGGCGGCTTTTACCGCGACTGTGGCGGTGCCGTCGCTGCCCATGCGCACGCTGTCCAGCAGGTTGAACACCGCGCCACTGGCGATGTGTTTGAGGCTGGCGCCCTGCAGCAGTTCGACACCGGCGACACCGCTCAAGCGCACCGTGCCGGTGGCGGCGACCGCCTCTTTGCGCAGCACTTTGCGCAGTGCGGCAACGTGCAGCAGCTCTTCCTCATCGGCGGTATCGGGAAAGATCTGCCGGTACAGCCAGGCGAGCTTTTGATAGAGGCCTTCGGTGGCCGCGGCAAAGGCGGCGGCGCGCACATAGTTGTCGCTGTCGCTGCCGATATCGGCTTGTGGCTGCAGGCTGCGGATGTCACGCAGAATGCCGGCCAGAATGTTTTCGTACGTGTTGGCTACAAAGGCCATCAGATCACCTGCACAAGATGTTTGAACACCTGGGGGCTGCCACCGGCATCCACCACCTCGACCACCAGCAGCAGCCAACCGTCATGGGGCTGCTGGGCGGTCACTTGCACCGACGTCGCGCGTCGGTCATCGAGCAATGGCTGCAAGGCCTGCTCAGCGTATTGCGTGGCCAGCTTGCCGATCCGCGCCAGGTCCTTGGCCCGCGCCAGTTCATGCAGGCGCGAACCCATCGACACATCGGCCCAGTAGCTGCCCAGCGGGGTCTTCAGTCGGAGATACACGGCGTTGGCCAGCGAGCGGATGCGCTCACCGGACAAATCGCCTGTCGTCGTTTCAATTCCTGCGTCCATGGCTGTAGGTTGCCTCGCGCGTTACCAGGGGGGAGTTTCAGCGCGTTTTAAGGCTCAAGGCCTTGCCACGCGCGCGTAGGGTCAAACCGGCCTCACTGCTTTTGCGTGGGCACCGGGCCGCTGCCATGGGTATGGCCGTTGTAGATATCGCGGTCGGCCTGCAGGCTGCGGGTGTGGTCGCGAACCTCGGCGGCACTGCTGATATCGCCGCTCACCTGCACCTGGCCGCTGACCTCGAGCAGTGGCGTGTCGAAGCGCACCTTCTGCCCGGCACTAACCAGCAGGGTCTGGGTCACCACCTCGACCACCCGCCCACGCTTGAGGTGCACGCGGTCGCCTTCGTCGCTGTACAAGGCCACCTCGCCGTCCTGCAGGGTGATGCGGTAACGCCCGTCCTCACTGGCGACCACCACGGTGTGGCGGCTATTACCGCCCACCGGCACGGCAATGAATTCGGCCCCGGCCAGCGGCGCGGAGGTGAAGCCGTAGTGCTGGAACAACTCGCCAGACACCGCTTCGCCGGCCAGGCCTTCCATCTCCACGCCAATCAATTTGCCCTGGGTATTGCGGGCAGCGACGGCGCGGAACGCCTGGCGGAAGTTGGAGCGTTCGGCGGCGGACTGTTGCCGCATCATTTGCGCAAAGGTCTTCATTTCGCCGCCTTTACTTCGAGAGAGCTTTCGGTGGATGTGGTGTTCGCTTTCCAGGTCTTGTCTGCCCGCAGCCTCAGCAGCGTGGTGGCGCCGCCGGTGCGGGCCAGGCTGAGCTTGCGCGACATCAGAAAAAACGTGCCGTCCAAACCGTGCGGTTCACTGCGTACGATCACCCGCTGGCCTGGCGCCCATACACTGCCTGCCGCGTTGCGATGGCCCTGTACTACGGCCTGAATTTCCAGGCTTTCCAGCTTGCTCACGCTCATCAGCTCGAGTGCAGCGGCCGACACCTCCTCCGGTTTTTCAGCGGCTATCTGCACGACACAAGCTCGATTGCCGGGCACTGTTGTGTCCTGCACCGTCGCGCTTAATTGCCCTCGTTCCGGGTTGAGGTCATCGGTGTCGTATTGTCCGTGTTGGGCCAACACCGTGATCTTGCTGTAGCGGCTAGGAAACGAGCGCCGTACCGACAGACTGCTGACGTTGTTGCCCTTGCCATCCAGGCGCATCACCAGGGTGTGCACGGGTGCGGCGTTGTAGTCCGGGCCACCGATTACCAGCCGCCCATCAGGCTCCATCCACGGCCACGCTGCATACGCTTCCACCACCTTCGTCAGTGCTTGCCAGGCGTTTTGCGTACGCTCGAACTGGATCAGCCTATTGGGCTTTTCAGCCGCCGCGCGGATCTCGATCTGGGTAATGCCAAAGGGCTTGACCAGTTGCTGGACGATCTCGGCGAGCGAAGCATTGCGCAGGTACACCGAAGGCACCGAACTATCCACCAACGCCGCAGCACGATCACGGCCTGTGACTTTGATGGTCACCCCGCTTCGCGACACCTCGTGGATCAACTCGTCGATCTGCCCGCTCAGCACCCGATCAGCGCCCAAACTGAGGGTGCACGGCGCGCCCTCCACCAACACCTGCGACAAACGCGCCGTGTCCTGAGTATGCAGCGCCAGCTCAAAGCCATCGGCCGGCGTGCGCAAGTCCGACTCCACCGACCAGCTGTCCCAGTGCGCATGGGCTTCACCGCCAATGGCCAGGCTTATCGATTCACTGGGCATAGGCACGCACCACTTGGCCGGCCGCAAGGTTGTGCGGCGTTTTCAGGGTGGGGTTCAGGCGCAGCAGCTCGTTGGCGCGGCTGTGGTCCTGGTACCAGCGGTGGGCCAACAGGCGCAGGCTGGCCGGGGACTCCAGGGTGCGTTCGAGCAGCGGCGGGCTGAGCAGAATCACTTGCTGGGCACGGGTCTGCACCAGGGCGGCGATGCCGCGCAGCGCCTCGATGGTCGGCAGCGCCACTTCCACGTCATACAGGCGGCGGTGCAGCAGGATGGCGGCCTGGATCAGCGAGCGCACCAGGTTGGCCAGGCCTTCGATTTCGTTCGGGCTGAGGGTCTGGGTTTGTGTCTCGTCGTCGAGCAACGCCGTGGCGGCCTGGGCATGGGACACCGCCAGCTCGGTGGTCAGCAGCACCAGCAAGCCATAGGCGCTGGCACTGACCGGATCACTCGGCATGGCGTTCGGCAGGCGGCTGGCATCCGGGGTATTGCCCACTCGGGCACTGCTCAACAGCTCGGCACCGACCCGCGCTACCTCCGCCACCAGGCTGGCGCTGCCCGGCACGCTGGTCGGCAAACCGCTGCGGGCCAGCAAGCCGCGCAGGCTGCTGGGGGTGCTGAGCTGGATCGCCGCACGGATTTCGCTGGGGGTGCGCAGCAGATCAAGCAGCGGGTCAAAAGCCCCTGCCGGGTTGCTGGCCATCGAGGTGACCCCCGATACCACCCCGAGAATCTGCGAGCGCAGCTGGCGCAAACGCAAGCCGATGCCCGGCAGGCCGAGGGTGGTTTCCAGCAAGCCGACCCAACCACCACTGATCAGCTCCTGGACCTTCGCCACCAGCGAGTCGACCCGCCCCAGCATGTCGTACAGGCCATGCTGCCAGCCGGTTTCATCGGCTGGGAAAAACGGTGCGTCAGCACTGGCTTCGACAACGTGCAGGGTCACCGTTGCGTAGTTCGGCCGGTCGGCCGCGTGCAAGACTTTCCAGTCCTGCACCACCACGTTGAGGCTGCCGTACACCGGGTGAATCAGCTCGCCCGGGCCGAGGGTATCCAGGCTCTCCAGCAGCTCGCGCAACTCGCGCTCGTAGCTGTTGCCATAGACCACCACGTTCAGCTCGAACTTGCGCGCCGCGCGGCCCAGGTCGACGACGGCATCGCCGTCTTTGTAGGGCGTGCCATGCTGCGACAGCGCGCGGGTGCCCTCCAGATTCTCGCTGATGACCTGTAGCGGTACACCCCGGAACGAGGCGTCGAATAACGTTTCAGCCCAACTCATTGTCCACGCCTCATCTGCATTTCGGTACGGCGTTCAACTTCCGCCATGATCATGTCGCTGTCGGTCCTGACCTCGATCACCAGGGGCTTGCTCAGCAGCTCCGCCAGGCGCGTTTCGGCCGCCTGCGCACCACTGCCAATCGGCATCGCCAGGGCGCCGTCGACCAGTCGTGAAGACAGGCCCGAGGCCCAGGCTTGGGACTCGCTGGCGGCACCATCAGTGGCATTCAAGCCGCTGCCGTCCTGAGGAATACGCGCGGCGTTCTTGTGCAACCAAGCGGAATCCGCACCAGCGTTCTGAGCGGCCGAACTCTCTTCATCAGGTTGTGGAAGGCGATCGCCAGGAAGCGGAGTGAAGAGCTCGTCGGCGTTGTCCAGCAGTTCTGCCAGAACAAGCCCGCGAACACCGCCGCCCTTTAACAATCCCCTAAGCCGGCCCAGCCCAGGCTTTTTGCCCGCTCCAGCGCCGCCTGTGTCCAGCCCGATATCGGGCATCCCCAACGAGCCGACAGGCCAGTTGGTGACAAACACCGAGGTGACGCCTGCCGCGTCCTGCAGCACCTTGCCCACTGCAACGTTTTGCAGGGTCTGCGCCCCCACAAAACGGTTGAACAACGCACCGGCACCACGTCCGGCGTAATGCGCGCCAATACCGGCCGCAGCGGCAGTGCCCAACAGTTGCTCGCCGGACAAGTTGAGGTCATCGAGCAGGTAACTGCCGGCCTGTGCCAGGCTGTTGTTCAGCGGTTGCGCCATACGATCAAGCGCCTGCCCCACAGTGGCTTTTACCCGTGCCGAGGTACCGCTGGCGCTGGCCAGGTTCTGGTTCAGGTCGTTACCGAACACCGCGGCGGCATTGCCAATCTGACCGGCCCGCACACCTAAGTTGGTCACGCTGCTACCGGCGGCCGGCGAGAAGTTCGCCGGTCTGGCAGCACTGATCAGGGCGCCAACCTCCGCGCTTTGCAGCGCCGCTTTGGGCAAAGTGCCCAGCAGCGCCAGAGTCTGCTCGATCGATAACCCGGCACTCGCCGCACTGGCGCCAATACGTGGGAACAGTTCGGTTAGTTGCTCGAACCCCGGCCCACCAAGACGGCCAGCCACGGTCATTTTCTGCAGCAGACCGAGTGCCGCGCCGTCCTGGTTAAGGTCGACGTTAAAGGCACTGGCGCCGCCGAGCAGGGCCTGCCCAAGGGTGGCCGAATCGCTACCGGTAACGGCACTCGTGCGGCCCAAGGCGTCGCTGGCTTTTTTCGCGGCGGAGTAGCTCAGGCCGGCGCCAATCAAGGTGCCGAAGCCGCTGTCCACATCCGCACGATTAAGCCCATAGGCACGGGCAATCCGTGCCCCTTCGTCACGCCACTCGTGGCGCTGGCCGTTGCTCATACCGCTGCTCTGTTGCAGACGAATCAGCTGGCGATCCAGGCTAGCGCTGTCGTGCAGGCCGTTGCTGGCGAAGCTGCGCAGCTGCTCGCCGCGCCCACCACCCGCCAGGGCTTTCACGGCGCGTAGGGTACTGCCCGCGCTCTGCAGTTCCTGACGCAACAGGCTCGCGCCCTGGGTGGACGTATCGCGCAGCGCCTGGCGGGCCATCTGGTAGCTGGTCACCCCGGCCTGAGCCAGGTTGCTGGCCGCGACGTTGGCCTTGTAAGCCTGGTCGGCCAAGGCCTTGGCGCCCTCTTTGCTGGCTTCGGTCTGAATGCGCAATGAGACGCTTGGATCTGAACTCATGATTAACCTCTATTTGCGCTTTCGTTGACTGACGTAGCGAGTGGTGCCGGCCTTGCGGCCTACCAGAAGATCAACGCGGGCGTCGATTTCCGCGCGGCTCATGCGGCTGATTTCGTCCAGCCGGTAACCGTGTTTTACGAGGGCGTGTTCGACCCGTCGCCAATCGGTGATGCCGCGCTCGGCGGCGCGAGCTTTTTTTCCAGGTCTTCGTCAGCGCGAGCGATGATCGCCAGATCGGTTTCAGCCAATTCGGCGCGCAACAGCTCGACCGTCAATGCCTCTGTCGGAATCTCGCCCAAGGCCAGCAACTGTTGGCGGTAGACGTCGATGCTGATCAGTTGCATGGGGCCCTGCGGGTACGCTTGCTGGGCGGCAATCAAGTCGCCAGCGACGGGTACGCGCAGGGTGAAGGTCTTGTGACGAGAACCCGCGTAGAAAACGCCTATCGCCAGATCACGGGTGATGGTCAGGCCATCCCAGCGTTTCTCGTGGGTCGTCATGCCGACTTACTCCGTGTAGTAGTTCAGGGCGGTCAGATCCAGGTTGCGAGTCGCCTCGCCTTCCAGGACGTACTTGCTGCCCATCTGCACCAGCGATACGCCGGTCCAGGTCTCACGCTGACCACCGCCGTCGAGCGGCTCGATGGTGATTTTGGCGTCGAGCATGGCGCGCCAGTCCGGTTCACCCGCTTTAGGAATGGCGACACTGACGGTCAGCGAGTAGTCCTCCACGCCCTCAGCGGTACCCAGCGGGCGACCCTTGCGGTTCATGGTCTTGACCACGATGCGACCGGTTTTCAGGGTGTGGTTCAGCTCTTTGATTTCATAGTCCGCCCCGTTGACCGAGAGGACGATCTGCCCAACATAGTTATCCGACATAATTTTCTCCTTACAGCAGCAGATCGATGCGACCGGCAAACACGTGCAGGCCGTTCACAACATCAGCAGGGATGGCTCCGTTGAGCCGGTTAACGTCTTGCAGAGAGCGCTCGACAATCAGGCCGTCGGCGTTGGCGTCGACCGCTTCGAGGATCTCCAGCTCTTCACATTTCTTCAGCACATCGAGCAGTTCGCTGCGCACCGCTGCCGGGGTTTTGCTCGACAGCTTGGCGCGCGGGAAGCGCAGGCGAACGCGGGCACGGCAGGCTTTGCGCACGTAGTAGAGGGTGCGCAGGGTGGTCAGATCGAGCAGGGAAACGTCGTCCTCGCCGGCCGCAGATTTGGTGTAAGTGCTCACAGCACGAACGATCTGCACCACATCACCAGCGCCCACTTCCAGCGGCGTCACGCCATTGGCCAGGCAGGTTTCCTGCTCGACACGGCCGAGGCGGTTGGCAATCGCCGGCACCTTGATACCGGTGAGCACCAGGGTGTTCAGCGGACGCGCCGGGTCTTCTTCCGAGGCGATCAGGGCGGCGTAGGCGGCGGCCACTTCACGTGGGCTGGAGGCGGTACCCGGCAGCAGTGCCAGGGTGATCGGGCCAGCGTTCAGGGAGTTGGCCAGGGTGGTGGCGGCGGACAACGTGGTAGTCAGCGCGCCGACACCGAGGATGCCTTGCTGCTCGATGGAATCGGTGTAGGTGTTGATGTGGGTACGCAGCGCCGTCAGGGCCGCCTGGCTGTACCAGGCCGGTACCAGAATGCTGTACTCGCCTTGTGCGGTGGCATCCAGGGCAGCGCTGATATCCGGCTCGGTGGAGCCTTCAACCACTACGCCGACACAGGAGATCGCGGCATAGCGGTAGGCCTTGATGGCCGCGGCGACCATTTCTTCGGCGACCACGCCGAACTGGGCCTTGGCTTCGGCAGCGCTGTACACCTGCGCCGGTTGGTTGGCAGCCGCGGTGGCGCCTTCGCTCAGGGGCACGATGAAGCAAATGCTCTGGGCGTTGGTTGGCAGGGTACGAACTGCCAGGCTGGTGTTGAATTCAAAATAGGCGCCGGGTTTACGGATCGACGCCGGGATGGTGTCAAAGGCAATGGTCATGCGTGGGTATCTCCTTTAGCGTTTTCTTTGGCACTGCGACGAGGCCTGACGGGAACGAGCAGGAGCTCCTTCGCGGCAATCCGACGGCGGTAGTACGAGGTATCCGGCACGTCCACAGGCTTGGCCGGAGCAGGTTCAATAAAGGCTCGCGGCGTGCCTTCCTGTGGTACGCGAGCATCAGGTGCAGCGATAACGCGCATCAGCTAGTCCCCAATTCGATGGAGTCGTTGGCCACCGCAGACGGGTTGCCTGCGGGTACGTGGAACTGCAGGTCAATGCCCAACAGGTCCGGTAGTTCTTCCAGCGGTTTCTGCCAATCCAGTTCGATCACAAACGACTGGCCGAGCACCGACAGGCTGTCTGCTTGCGCCTGGCCATTGACCAGGTTGAGCAGCTCGGTGGGCTCGATCCGCGCCCGCTCGGGCCAGGGTTGCCAGTCCACCAGTTGCGCCATGCAGGCGCTCCACAGCGCATAGCTGCCGATCTCTTCGGCGTTGCCACGACGACCTTCGCGCTCACCCCGCAGGTGGCGGCTGGCGATCACCAGGCGAAAGCTGATGGTAATGCTGTAGCGGCCCTTGGCGCGCTTGTGGAACACCGCTCGCGGGGTTTCCAGCAGCACCGCCGGGCAGCGCGAGAGCAGCGCCGGCAACAGGTCGCGGTCACGCAGTTCACCGCCATAGCTGCCGATGGTCAGGCGCTTGAGCGAGCCGCGCAGCAGCCCCAGGCGGGCCTGGATCAGGTCTTCCAGCTCGCCCAGCATCAGTTGCTACCTGCGCTGGTGGGCGCGGCAGTGGCGCGGTCTTCGGCAGCCAGGGTCTGCAGGCGCTTGAGCACATCGCGGTAACGGGTCCGCACGGTGGAGCCCTTCTTGCCGGCGCTGTCCACCAGGTGGTAGCGGGCCAGTTCCATCACATCGTCCAGCGCCCACTCCGGGGCGGCCTGCTCGGCCTGGCGGTAGCGCAGGTAAAACAGCACTTCACTGCGCGCCCGGCCGGCGGCATCGGCGATGCGGGCCAGGGCCTGTTGGGCGATGGCGATCTCCGAGCTCAGCCACTCGTCCAGCGGTGCACCGGCCGCAGCGGCTTGCAGCAGCAGTGGGTCGATCACTTGTTCGGTGTCCGGCACCGCCAGCTCGGTGAGGCGACGCGCACCAAAACGCAGGAGCATCTGGCTGGCCGTCGGTAGCGATAGGTTCATGGGTGTGCGGCTCCCTTGGGGGTGGTTCGTTGCATGTCGCCATGTTGGCGGCTGGCGAGCGACCGGGAGTTTCAGTGCGGCGTAAGGCTGCAAGGGCCAGGCAGATAAAAGCCGGACGCGGGCAGAGGCGGCGCGAACAATGGAGTGGGGGCTGGGAAGGTTCGCCAAGGGAACAAGGTTCACCAAGGGGCTGGGGCGCGTGTCTAACGGGGGTCTAACGCCGGTTGCCGGCGCAGGTGATACAACCCGGGCGAGTAGGCCCGAGCAGGCGTTAAAACGACGCGTTGCGCGTCAGTCCTGGCGGGTGCGTTTGAGCAGCAGATTTTCGAATTTGAGGGCCAGGCCATCGAGCTTGGCCTCGATCACCGACTGGCCGCGCACCCAGTCTTCGCGGCGCACGTATTCCAGGGGCAGCTCACCTTTGAAGCGCAGAAATTCATTCTCCAGGCGGCGCAGGGCTTCGGCGTCTTTGTCCTGACGGCTCAAGACTTTCTCGAAGTTGCCCTCCCACACCTGGCTGGCTTCTTTGCGCGCGGTTTCCTGAGCGCTGAAACGCTCGTCCAGGCGTTTTTCGAACTGCCAGAGCAGCAGCTTGACCAGGCCGAACACCAGGGTGGTGAAGATTCCCAGCAGGCTGATGGCCCAGGTGAACAGATCTCCGATTGAAAAACTCATGGTTTACCGGTTACCTGGTCGATCAGCAGCTCCAGCTGCCGGGTGGTGTTACGGCATTGTTCGGCGTACTGGATATGGTGGGCCAGAAGCTCACGCTGGCTGAGCCCTGAGTCCAGTTGCGCAGCGGCACTGGCGGCGTTGGGCGGCGCAGCAGTTCCGCTGGAATCTGCGGGGTCAGGCAGGGCGGCGCCGCTGGCTTGGTCATAGATGTGCACCCAACCAACAGTGAACACACAAGCAGGCAAAGGCTTGGCCGGCGCATCCAGCGCCTCGCGATACAGGTCGTTGACACGGGCAATCTCCCCGCTAAGGCGGTCAGTGGTTTGGCGGTTGTGGCGTTGTTGGCTGGCCAGTTCGGCGGCCAGGTCGTTGGCGCGTTGTTGCTCGCGCTGCAGGGTCTGGGTGGCCTGACTGTTTTGCACCATGGCGGCCTCGGCGCGCTCGGTCTCTTCGCGGCTGTGCTGCAGGCGCAACCCGGCCAACGCACCGTCGCCTTCGGCCTTGGCCTGGGCATAACCGCTCTGCCATTGCACCGCGCCGTAGCGCCACACCAACGCCGCCAGCACGGCGGCCAGCAGCAACGGCCACAGGGCTTTCCAGGCGGACAGGTTCATAGCTCGGCCTCGCACAGTTCGCGCTCTGCCGCACGGCGCCGTTCGAGCCCTCTCAGCACCTTGCCACCGGCACGGGTCCATGCCGAAAGCTGGCTACACGCCTGCGCCACGCGCCCGGCCTGCAGGTGCAACAACAAGGTGGAGTGGCGACCATTCTTCAGCCAGACAAAGCCGTCTTTGACCCCGGGCTTGCCGGGGCCGACGTTGTAGATAAACGATAGAAACGCCGCACTGCTGCGCGCACTCATGCCCGCCAGCACCTCGCCTGGCACCCAACGCAGCAAGATCGCTGCAGCCTGTTCCAGGCCCTCGCGGGTATGGGCATCGCACTGCGTGGCGGTGGCTACATCGCCAAGCTGCACGCCCTGGGTCCAGCCATCGCAGATGGTCGGGATGCCTACCGGGTCCAGGTAGGCGAACAGGCTGCGCCCCTCGAAGTACAGAACGGTGGGCGTGGCCAAGGTGATGGCGGCAGCCATGAGCCGGGCTTTTACGCTCATTGCGTAATGCCCCTGGCGAGAAGTCGGTGGCCCGTGCGGCCGAAGGCGGGAGTATTCATGCCCCCAGGGTGCCGCGAGCGCGACTGGCCTGGAGTGTCAGCTGGACTTAAGAAAAAAGCCGCGCGCTAGCGAGGCTTTTCAAAGGGGGATTTGTAGGGGCAGACGAGCGCTTAATGCACGCTGTTATTGCCGGTGCCGAACAGGTCCGGCTCGCGCTTGCGGTGCAGTGCCCGTTGCCGGGCGATGATGTCGTAGATGGTCTGGTTGGCCAGACGGTATTTGCGTACCAGGTCGGCCGGTTGTTTGCCGCCGTCGCGCCAGTCGCGGAAGATCGCGGCGTCGCGCATGGCACGTTTGAGGGTATCCCCTCGCGGCAGATAAACCACGCTGCCGCCCAGGGTGTCGCACAGGGCAAACACCACATGACGGGCCAGGCTCGGCACGTTAGCTACATCGCCGAGCTCGCTGCGCAGCTTGGCTTCAGCGATTTCGACCATCTCTTTCAGGGTGCCTTCCCAGCGCGTCAGCACGGCCGGGTCGGTCATATGCGCCAGCACCTTGGCGGGGTCCAGTTTGTTGCTGTCATTGCTGAATAAAGGCTCGCTCATGCGGTGGTTCTCCCATTCGGTGATTCTCCCATGTGGCTCGTGCCCGGGCGGAACTGCGCACGCCGCGGCTATGTGGGCGCTGCTCGGCCGTCAGGGATCGGTGTTGGCTGCTCATCAGTACCGGGCCACCACGCCCGGTAGACCATCGCCGGCCAGGCCGGGATGGTTTCGCTCAGTGCAACGTGGTTGAGACCGGCAGGCGGCTGCAACGTGGCACGGCATTGATGGCCTGCTGCATGGCGACCATGTCGAGCAGCGCCTGGCCCATGCTCAGTGCCCGGCTGGGAACCAGGCCGGCGGCTTCGCGCGGGCTGGCCTGCTGCAGGTCCAGGGAGGATGTAACACCCTGGCGCTGATCCTCTAACGTGATGGTGATTTTCGCCACGAAACCTCCTAGCGCTGCGTACGAAAAGTGATGTGGTAATCGCGGGCAACCTGACGCACGCGCTTCTCGCTGAGGCTGAGCTTTTGCGCGACCCACTTGGGCGACTTGCCCAAGGCCGCCGCAGCCATTACGGCAGCGGCTTCGGAACGCAGTTCGGCCGGGGTTTTCTCCAGGGTTTGCGCGCCCACCAACGCCGCCGAGAAGAACTGCTGGCGGTACAGCGGCGAGCGCTCGGGGTTGATGACAAACACCGGCGCTTCGCTGCGCATCTGAAAGCCGACTTGCTCGATCTCGCCACCCTGGGCGAGAAACTCGCGGGTGGCCTGCTCGATGCGTTGATGCTCGGCCTGGTTGAGCCCGGCGTTCATCGACACCGCGGCGGGTTTAACAGAGTGATTCGTGTGCATGTTCAAGCTCCCAATGCAGTGAAATGTGCGCCGTTGCGCGGGGTCAGGGTGTGGATATACGCAGCGATGGCCGCGCGCTGTTGCTGTTCGTTTTCGGCTTGGGTCAGGCCTGGAACCGTCAGGCCGTCCGGGCTGATCTGCGCGGTGGCGCTGATCACGCGGCGCAACGCTTCGCGCTCGCCTTCGGCAAGGGCGATGCAGCCCTCAGGCACGCTGTGCGCCAGTTCGATAACGCCGCTGATGCGGCAGATCGCATAGCTTCTGGCCATCTCACACCCCAGCGATATCAAGGCTGATGGGCTGGTATTGGTCGCTGTCACCCATGCGCTCGTACACGCGGATATACGAGCGCGAGCCGATCACCTGGCAGGCGTCACCAATCGCTTGCATGGCGCGCAGCCAGCGCGGGTCCTGGATATCCAGACGGCGCAGGGCCAGCACCCGGGCCGTGCGGATCTCGCCTTTGGTGTCGGTGCGAAAGGCGTCGTTGACCAGGGTCAGCACCTCGGGGCGAGCGCCTTGGGTCCATTCGTGCAGGCAGTCGTCGATCAACGCGCGCGCCGCTTGCAGGCGCTCGTCGAAGGCGATGTTTTCCTGCACCGCGCGGACAATCTTGAAGCGCCCGTCAAAGCTCAGCAGGGTGACGTTGCCCTTGCGGCCGCCAACCTTGGCGCCGTATTGCTCGGCGCTCAGTTCGATAAAGGCTTCGATATCACCAAAGGCCACGGCCTTGTAATCGGCCAGTTCGTTGTTCAGTTCGGTGGCGCGATCGACCAGCAAGGTCACCAGGCGATCACGCTCTTTGTCGATGGGTTTGATCAGCGCTTCGGGAACGAGACGGCCGTGGGCGTCCTGACGAAAACCGCTGGGAATCTGTTGTGCGTGCATAGTTATCTCCTTGATCAATGGGTGGGCTGCGGCGGCTCAGTGCAGGCGACTCGCCGTGGCTTCCTGGCAATCGGGGTTGAAATGGCAATGCAGGCAGGCTTTCCACTTCTGCATGGCTTGGGGGTTGTGGGTGGGTGCCGGTTTGTCCCGGTAGCGTTGGCACTCGTCAGCCGTTATGCCCTCGCCCACCACCAGGCACTCGATGCGCCCGAGCACCGCCAGCACCCGCCGCTCGACCCCGGCGGTGCTCGGCGAGGGGTAACGGTTGGCGAGCACCAGGCTGATGGCACTGCGGCTCATGCCGATGCGTTTGCCGGTAGCGGTGATGGTGCTGCGGGCCACTTCGGCGCCCAGCAGTTGCACGAACAGCGGCGGCTGCGCGCCCCAGGCTTCGGTACGCGGCGCATTCATGGCTGCACCTCGCACATCTGCATCGAAGCCCGCACCCGCGCCAGCAAGCGCCGCACTTCGGCGCGCGTCTGCCCCTGGCTGGTATCGCGGTTGGCGAGGAAGTACTCGACCTCGGCCAGTGTGCGGTTCATGCCATCGCACTCCAGGCGCAGGGCGCACAGTTCGGCGGCATCACCCTCCTCGCCTTTGCTCCACACCTTCTGATTGAGGTTGGGGTCGAACAGCTGCTCATAGCTGCTGCGCTGATACTGCGGCGGCTGCGGACCGGTGTTGCGGTCGGGCACCAGGCGATAGCGCGTCGGCAAGCCCGCCGTGCCGGCAACACGGCTGAGATAACCGGCGCTGCACAAGCCCTGCAGGTAAACCCGCGCGGCGGCTTCACTGATCAGCACGGCATTGATGCTGGCCTGTTCGGCGGCTTCGGCGGCGCTCAGCTCACCGACAATGCGCAACGCCCGCCAGATGTTTTCCAGGGCCAGGCCGCTGTAGCTGCGCTGCCCTTTGTGGTTGACCTGCGGCGCTTCTGCGCCCTGATCCTGCAGCAACAGCCACTGCGCATCGCGCTTGGCAAGGCGCCGCTGCTTGGCGATGATGCCGGCCTTGGCCAACGCCCCGAGGTAGGCCTGGGTGGTTTTATCGCCCTGCCCGCTCTGGCGGGTAATGGCTGTGGTGGTCAGTGCGCCCGAGCGGGCATGCAGGCGGCGCACGGCTTCCCAGACATGCTGGTGAGGGCTTTTGCCACCGGTCATAGCAAGTTGTATGGAGGCACTCATGCGCACGCCCTCCGCGCCGGTGCGTCGCCGGTGAACCAGCCGCGGTTGCCCCACTGGTTGAGGTCAACCCGCTCCCAGCCAATCGCCTGCGCTTCGCTGAACACCCGGTAGAGGTTGACCGACACCCGGCGCAGGCAGCCGCGTACTTTCTTGCGCAGGTCATCGAGCAGGTCGTCGGCAATCAGCAGGCTCGGGTAGCTGGCGTCGGCCAGGCTGCGCAGGTCGTCGAGGGTGGCGGCCTGCACCGGCACCCACTCGAGCACGCGGTTATGCAGGCGCTCCAGCTTGGCCAGGCTATGGGGCACCCGCTCCTCGCCGATCAGCACGATGGTGCCCTGGCTGGCGTTGTAGATATCGGTGAGGACGTTGGCGGCGGCCTTGTCCAACAGGTACTGCACATCGTCGACCAGGATCGGCCGGTTGCTGCGGCTGAGCTGCTCGGCGATCTGGTCGACCATCTCGCTCAAGGTGCGCGCCGGGCTGATGGCCATCTCCCGCAGGATCGCCAACAGGAAGGCTTTTTTGCTCCAGGTGTCGCGGCATTCGACGTAGTAGGCGCGGTGCATATTGGCCGCCCAGCCGGCGGCGACACTCTTGCCCAGGCCGCTCGGCCCATAGGCCACCACCAGGCCCGGCAAACCCTCAGGGCGCTGCATGGCGCGTTCGATGGCGGTGGCCAACAGGCCGACGTTGGTCAATGGGATGATTTTCGAAACACTCATAGGGCTTACTCCCAGGGTCATGCGCTGGCCTGCGCGGCCGCGAAGTCGTAGATACGTTGAACGGAGGCGAAATCCGGGGTGCTCGGGTAATGGCTGTGCCAGCGTGCTTCGGCGTCGCTGAGCGCCTGGGCGCTGGCCTGGCGTTTGTCGAGCTGCTGCCACAGGCGATAACGCGCCATCGAGTCGTTGGGCACCTGGAAACTCGCCGCCGCTTGAGCGTCCAGGCGTTGGGCATAACGCTGGGCGTCGAGCAGTTGCAGCGGCTCAAGGGTGGCGCTGGGCGCGGTGGGGCTGGCGAGCATCTGCACCCGTTTGCCGGTGAGGGTTTCCAGCTTGTCGATGGCGCGTTTCATCTGCCCCTGCTCGCGCTTTTCATAGGCTTGCTCGAGCAGGCTTTTCGGCATGTAGTCGCTGGCGTTACCGTCCAGCAACGCCTCGCCGAGGAACTCACCCTGCAGGGTGCGAACCCAGACCCGCGAGGCATCGCGGACGTCGTAGGACAGGTTGATTTCTTCGCCATGGAAGTCGCGCAGGGCCGCAAGGAAATAGCGCTGATTGGCCCAGGTCACTTCGCCACGCACGGTCTGGCGCTGCACCTGCGGGCGCATCAGGTCCTGCACCACGGCGGCGGGCGCCTGTAGCGGTGCCCAACCCTCGGCGCAGGCCTTTTCCCAGGCTTCGTCGGGGCTCATATGGCGCAGGCTGCCGGTCAACGGATCGCGGATTTTGCCCAGGCCGCGGTGCGGTTTGCTGTTGTAGGCCTGCACCTCGAACTCGACCCCGGCCATGAACGCGGCAAAGGTGGGAATCAGCCGTGTGCTGCCGGTTTCGCGCAGCTGTTTGCGGCTGATGCGGTGCACCTTGCTGCCGGCGTGTTTGTCCATGTCGGCGCCGATGTAGCTGGTCAGCTTTTTCGCCGCATTAACCCAAATGCTCTGGTGCGCACGCTCGATCAAGCCGCGCGCCTGGCTGTTGTAGGGCAGCGCATGGCTCATGGTGCCGCCGAGGCGGTCGACCACTTCGCGCACCGTGGCGTTGGCAAAACCGGAGCCGTTATCCACATAGAAAATTGCGAACATGCCGCCACGGGTTACCGCATCACGCAGTGCATCGATCACGCCGATGGTCGATTCCGCCTCGCCGATGCTGATGCCCAGCACTTTGCGGGTATGCACATCGAGCACCGTGGTGGTTTCCGGCCGATAGGGCTTGCCGGTGCGCGGGTTGAGCACCTCGGCGTCGAACTTGTGCCCGTCGGCAGTGAACACATCGCAGGGGCGCAGGCTCTGGGTGCTGCGCCGCTTGAACGGCTGCAGGGCCTTCAACTCTTGTGGGCTGCGACGACCGGTCTCGCGCACCTCAGGGCTCAACTTGTCGAGAAAGCGGCGCACCGCATGAATGCTTGGGCGCTCGCCGGGGCACTTCACCGCGAACTCGCTGTAAGCCGCCACCACACTGGGTTTGCTCGGCCGCTGGTAGCAACGCAGAAACACCGGCGCCCAGTCGGGCACGCCCATGTCTTGTTGCCGGCGCAGTGGCGCCAGGCTGACTTCGCCGCCGTGCTGGTAGGCCGACAGCCAACGTTTCAGGGTGCGTTCCGACAGGGTGCGATCCGCCGTCTTGCGATCATTCGCACGGACTACTCGCTCGCTGAGGTAAGCACTCAACTGTCCGTCCTTGGCCAACTGCACCAGGCTGAGAATCGCCCGTTGCTGGCTGACGGTGGCGCTCATGCGTTCGATGTCACGAATGAAGGCCAGGCGTGCGGTCATCACCGAGCGCTGGTCATCAGTAAGGCATGCCGCGCTCCGCTCAGCACCGACCACCGCGTTCGCTTCTGCCGGCTCGGCTTTCACTGCCGCCTGTAGCAACACCGCCTGGGTAGCGGATGGCAGTACCGCAAAGGCGTACTCCATGGCTTTGCTGCCGAGCCGCTGTTGGCCTTGCCACTGCTCGCGCTTGGCGCGCAATTGAATTGCCCGCTCGGTACCTGGCAGCCCTGGCAGGCCGGCCAGTTCCTGGGCCGTGTACCAATTACGCATGCTGCTCACCCCGCGGGCGCGGCGAAACAACGATGGCATTACATGACATAGCCATATCTGGCTTTATTGCAACCACGAGGGCGACGGGCTGGGTATGACGCATGTCTAGACGCCCTCCGCCGTTTTAGCGTGTTCGCAGATATAACCTGGGTTATTCTCTTGGCTATAAGTTGCGTTGTTTTCTGCTCGCTGTACGCGAATACGGTTGGGAGTGTCGTCGTTGCTGTTCCAACGCTCCGGCCACAGTTGCACCGGCTTCAGGCTCAGAGCCTTGGCAATGGCGCGCTCCACGCGTGGGTAGGCAATGCGCTTCGCGTTCTTGACCGCCGGGCCAGTGACATCAAGCTCTCTGGCGATTTTGGCGAGTGACGTGCCTTGGGCACGCAGCTGGTACTTGATCCATTCCCAGCGGATGGTGGGATCAAGCGGAATGTCGGCTTTGTTCATGCCTAGCGTCCTTTCTAGCCACCCCTGGCAGGGTGGTTTTTTTGGAAGTTCTAACGTTACCTAGGGCATAACATAGCCATTTATAACCATCAGGTAAAGCGAAAAATGGCGTTTCGCTTTCCATTTATGGATTTATAGAGGCTGAAAATGGCTAACCCATTGATTCATTTGGGGTTCGCGACAAAGCGAAATTTCGCTTTGCCCCTGAGCGACGTTTCGCTTTCCTGCGAGGGCAAAACGAAATGAGCGCAGGCTTGGCAGAACGCATCAGGCAATGCGCGGAGATAGCCGGAAGCGGCGATGAATTGGCGCGGATTACCGCTATTCCACGGCGGACCCTGGAGTACTACATGACCGGGGCGAGCGAGCCAAAAGTGGCGCGCTGTGTCGACATCGCCAAGGCGGTGGGGGTCGATATTGGCTGGCTGGCCTCAGGCGAAGGTGATATCCGCCAAGGCAACGCGCCGGCGGCCGAACCGGACGACGAAACCTACGCGCATATTCCGCTGTACGACGCGCAGATCAGCTCCGGGCACGGCAATTGGTCCGACGGCGCCACCGTGCTCACGCACCTAGCGTTTACCCGCTACAGCTTGCGCAAGAAGGGCCTGGACCCAGCCAACCTGTCCGCCGTGCGCCTGGATGGCGATTCCAACGAGCCACTGCTCAGCGACGGCGACACGGTGATGGTCGACCACAGCAAGAACACCGTGGAGAGCGAGGCTTTTTACGTGATCCTGCTGGACCAGCACTTGTTCGCCAAACGTCTGCAACGTCAGATCGGCGGCGGCATCGCGATCATCAGCGCCAACCCGGCCTACCACACCATGACCGTCGCCAAGGAACACCTGGCCGATCTGCAGATCGTCGGGCGCGTGGTGTGGAATGCGTCGTGGATGATCTAGGCCGCCAGCAACGCGGGGCCAAACAGCCTGCCAAATGGCGGGCTGTGGATAAGTCCGCCACCTGCGCCCTTCGCGCTGTTTTGGCATAACGACTGAGCGCTATCCCGCGTGTGTTGTGGCCTGTACGGTAGCGCCCAGTAAGCGGATCAGTGCCAAACCTCCCACCTCCCCACATCACTCCTGGTCGATCACCACCACATCCACCAGCAGCTCCATCGCCAATCGCCGCAATTGCTGCAGATCGATTGGCTTGGCCAAGCACGCCTGTGCCCCACGGCGCACCGCATCGGCGAATACATCCTCATCGGCAGCGGCGCTGACCACCAGCACCGGCACGTCACTCAGGTGCGGCGTACGGCGCAGCATGTCGAGAATATGCAGGCCATCGCCATCGGGCAGGTCGAGGTCCAGTAGCACCAGGTCCGGGGTGAAGCTTTCGAGCAAGGCATAGGCCCGTTGAATGGACGCTGCGCCACGGACATCGGCCATCTCCCGCAGCCCTTCCTGCAACACACGCATGCAGGCTGGGTGATCCTCCACGCACAGCACTGCGGCCAGCTCTTTGCTTTCTTCAGCGGCTGGCGCCAGTGCCGCGGCGCTGCTATCCGGAGCAGCAGCGCTAGGCAGGTCGATCCAGAAGCGGCTGCCGATGCCGGGCGTGCTCAACAAGCCCAGTTCACCGTCCATCAACTCGGCCAGCTCGCGACTCAGTACCAGGCCGATACCGGCCCCGGGGATGGTCGAGTTTTCCCAGCCCAGTCGTTGAAACGGCTGAAACAGCAGCGCTTGTTGTTCGTCGTTGAGGCCCGGCCCAGTGTCTTGCACCCACAACCGAATGCCGGTCGGGCGCACCTCATAACCCAGGCTGACCATGCCTTGCGGGCTGTTGTATTTGATCGCGTTGGACAGCAAGTTGAGCAGCACCTGGCGCACGCGGCGCACGTCCGCCCAGACATACATGCCCGGCTGCTCGGCCGCCAGCACTTGCAATTGTTGCCCGCGTTGCGACGCTTCCGGCTGCACCAGCTCGGCACAACTGCGCAGCAGCTCGGCGACATCCACCGAGGAGAACTGCAACTGCTGGCGACGGCTTTCGATACTGGACAGGTCGAGGATATCCTCCACCAACGCCGTCAGGTGGCGGCTGGCGTTGACGATTTCCCGCGCATAGTCGGCCTGCTGTTCGCTGCCTGGCTGCTCCTGGGCATCCAGCTCGATCAACTGGGCAAAGCCATAAATCGCGTTCAACGGCGTGCGCAATTCGTGGCTCATGCTCGACAGGAAACGGCTCTTGGCCTGGCTGGCCTCCTGGGCTTCCAAGCTAGTGCGGCGCAAGTCTTCCTGTACCTGCTTGAGGCTGGAAATATCCACATGGGTACCGGCAACGCGCATGGCCCGGCCCTTGGCATCGCGCTCCAGCACCTTGCCGCGGCTGAGCAGCCAGACGTAATGGCCGTCGGCATCGGCAAACCGGTACTGCGCCTCGAAGGTGTCCTCGCTGCTGTCGGCGAAACCGAAGCGCAGCTGGCGCAGGCGATCGAGGTCGTCGGGGTGCACGCGCTGGTTGAACTCGGCGAAGGTCAGGCACTGGATATTCAGGCCATAACGCTTCACCCCACGACCGCGCACGGTGATGGTCATGCTCCGCGCCTCGACTTCCCAGAGGCTTTCGGTGGTGCTCTCCAGCACCAGCTCCAACTGGCTTTGCGCCTTGTGCCGCTCGTCTTCACTGGCCAGCAGTTGCTGGCCAGTCTGCTGCGCGGCGTCGGCCATATAGGCCAGTTCGTCGATCTCGATGTCCACCGGCTGCGGCTTGAAATTGCCCTTGCCCAACTCGCCCATCATGTCGACAACATCGGCCATCGGCTTGGCCAGCTTGGCCGTTAGCAAGCGCGAACGCCGCCACATCCAGGCGAAGAACAGCAGGTAGAAAAACAGCAGGCCGGCGATCAACAAGTAACCAATCTGCTGGTAACGCTCAGCCAGATTTTTGGTGGCCTGGAAGATATTCGCCTCATCCACCACCACCAGCAGCCGCCAACCGGTCTGTGGAATTTCGCTCCAGGCCACCAGCTGTTTGCGGCCACCGAGCAGCACTTCCTTCACATCGCTGCGGCTAGCGGTCATCGCCTGCAACAGCGGCTGCAGGTCGCGGCGGTCCTTGAGGTCGAAGTCATTGGGCTTGAGCACTTCACGGCGCACGGCTTCGGCGTAGCTGTACTCAGTGAGTTCGTTGAGGCCGAAGTCCTGCTCACCCGCAGCCGGCAAGGCGATCACCCGCTGATCACGGCTGACCAGCACCGCATAGCCATGCCAAGGCACCTGCAGGTTGCCGATTTCGCTGACCATCTGCCCGACCGTGACATCCAGCCCCACCACCCCCTCGAGGAAATTGTCGCGGTACACCGGCGCCACCGCCGACATCATCCAGCCCTGGCCGGCCGGGTCGAGGTAGACATCGGTCCACACCACCTTGCGCTCAGGGTTGTGCTTGGCATCGGCCAGGTAATAGAAGTTGTAATCGGGGATGACCATGTCGTGGGCATAACGATCGGGGGTCATGAAGAACGGATAGATGCGGTTGTAGCTGTCCCAGCCATTGAAATACAACGCCGACACCAGCGGGTTGGCATCGCGGATCCAGCGCATCAACACGTCGACCCGCGACAGGCGCAGGGCCTTGGCGTGGTCCTGTTTATCCACAGGCGTGACATTGGAATAGAACGACGCCGCGCGGCCATCGTCGCGGTGGGTGTAATGCACGCCATCGGGGGTAATCGAATAACGCGAACGCTCCAGCGCGTCGGCGTGGTACGTCATGTCGCTGAGGGCGCGGGTAGTTGCCGCCTGATAGACCTTCGCCTGCGACTCCAGCCCCTCCAGGCGCCGACCGATGATCTCGCCCTCACGCTGTACCGTACCAGTGAGATCCTGAGCGGCCCGTTGCTGCAGATAATCCAGCTGGGTGTCGCGGATGGCGGTATTGGTCAGCAGGTACACAGCAATGAGCACCGACTCCACCAACACCAGGGGAATCAGGGCGCTTTGCAGAAACGCGCGCCAAATCCATTGGCGCAAGGGGTAACGCGGCGTACGCGGCATAGGGCAGCTCTTCCAGAATATCTGCACGTTACTACAGAAAGCTTTTGAGCCTAATCATATAGCCTGTTGGCGAGGATGACGTACGGCAAGCAGGTCGACTCACCGGAACCTTTCCCGTACACTGCCGGTCCCAATCGTGTATCACGGTAGGTTTTGGGGCCGATTAGGATTCGACGCCGGTTACAAAACTTGAGGGGCATGCCGAGTTGGTAACAGAACTCGTAAATCCACTGTTGCAAAACTCTATAATTGCCAATGATGACAATTACGGTGCCCAACTAGCTGCGTAAGCAGCCTAGTCGCACTTCTGGTAGCTTCGGCTCCAGCAATCACGAGGGGATGTCTGTAAACCCGAAGTGATTGTCATATAGAACAGAATCGCCGCGTAGTACGTTGTGGACGAACCGGCTAAAACTTACACAACTCGCCCAAAGCACCCTGCCCGTCGGGCGGCTGAGGGTTAACTCAATAGACACGGCTAAGCATGTAGAACCGACAGCAGCGGACTGGCGGACGGGGGTTCAAATCCCCCCGGCTCCACCAAACAAGCCCCTGATTTTCCTAGTGAAATTCAGGGGTTTTTTATTGGGCGTCGAAAAAGTGTCGATTACCTCTATCAATCCCCCTGCGGGTCATCTATAAATCGTCCAGAAACGACAGGGTTTCGCACTCTAATAACGTCATGGGCAAAGGGAATTCAGATGGCAGGTGCAGAAGTATCTTTTCCAAAAATCGCCAGCGGAAACTGGTGGGCTCTAAGAGAGCAATTCAAGAAAAAAATCCCAACCACCGTTGGTCCTTCATATCTGAGTTCCGTCTTGGGCGAAATGAGCGTTGGATCTGCTAGATCAAATATAATTTCCCCATTTAGAAAAATCGGAATACTTGACGAAGAAGGTCGCCCTACCGATCTGGCCAACGATTGGCGCGACGATGACAAATACCCCGAAGTGTGTAGAAAAATATTAGAAGCCTCCTACCCAGAAGAGGTAAGAGACATATTCGACAATAAAGATTGCGACGTAGAGAAATTAAAAAAGTGGTTTATGAGCCATGCAAGGTGTGGCGAACCCGCAGCAAAAATGTATGCACGCTTTTATGTACTACTGCTAGAGGCAGATGCAAACAACAATGCAGAAAGAAAACCACAGGTAAAAAGCACCTCGAATACTAAACAGCCAGCAAAAAAATCAGCTAAATCCTCTGAGTCAAAAAACACACAACCAGCAGCCGCTTTATCAAAACAAGATCTAGCTCAAGCCACTGACGAAGCACCTCACGCGGCTCACGCTGGACGCGCACACCCCCCGAGCAGAAAGGCTCCAGAGCTTCACATAAATATTCAACTGCATATTTCCCCTGAGTCATCGGCGGAACAAATTGAAAAGATTTTTGAAAGCATGGCAAAGCATTTGAAAGACTTTAACTAATGTTCACGCCAAACAAAATTAAAACCTTCATTGAGTCATTTGAAAATGACTGTATAAAAAGCCTTCTCCCTCCGGAGGAGGGCTTAATTTCAAACGATCAATCCATTATTCCCCACGCGCTAATTAGAGGAACGCGAGGATATCTGGAAAAAATAATGCACCAAGCAAATGGGTGCTATGCGAATGGCTGGTACGATGCATGCGCAGTCATGATCAGACGGCTTATAGAAACACTTATTATTGAAACTTTTGAAACCTACAATCTGGCGCATAAAATCCAAGGACCATCGGGGGACTTCTTATATCTTTCAGACTTAATAAATATAACTCTTTCCGAACAGTCATGGAATCTATCCAGAAATGCCAAACAAGCCCTTCCAAAACTAAAGGACATAGGAGACAAATCAGCTCACAGTAGAAGATTTAATGCCGTACGGCATGATATTGATAAAATCCAAGCAGATATAAGAGTAGTAGTCCAAGAACTAACATATCTTGCACAGTTAAAGTAGCCTAGCAGGACCAAATCGAACTGCGTCCATCAAGTGCTCAGGAGCTAAGTGAGCGTACCGCATCGTCATGACTAAGCTGGAATGCCCTAGGATTTTTTGCAAGGTCAAGATGTTCCCGCCGTTCTGAATAAAGTGGCTCGCAAAGGTATGCCGGAGCGAGTGCGCGGCCTGACCTTTCGGTAGCTGAATGGTCGTCCTGGCCAAGGCGCGGCGGAATGAGGTGATGGCCGAATTTGCCTGACCATGCTGCTTCCAATGCTTAATGATCTTGGCTTCCAACTCCGTCGAGATAGGCACCGACCGAACCTTTCCGCTCTTGGTCCCGCTGAACGTAATCACTGCATTTCGCAGCCCCGTCGGCTTCAATTTCTCGGCCTCTGACCAACGGGCGCCGGTAGCCAAGCAGATCAGCGAAATGATCTCAACATGCGGGTTGTCGCAGCCCTTGCGGATCTCATCCAGTAGCTCACCAATTTGCTCATTGGTCAGCCAGGACAACTCACGTTCCTGGATCTTCAACGGCTTCACCAACGCAAGCGGATTGGCGTAGTCGATGACGCCCAGGCCTCGCAATTCGTTGTACACCGCACGCAGATACCCAAGCTCGTTGTTGAGCGTTTTCGGTGACGTACCCTCCCCTAACCTCACCCTCCGATCATGGGCGTAAGTCTGAGGATCAAGCTTTGCAGCCTGAGGGTTTCGCAGACGCTTAGCGACCAGATCCAACTTGGACCGACGACGCTCACCATCACGTAGCGAATGCCCGTGCAGATCAAACCAGGCGCTCACCAGCTCGGTTAGCAACCGACGATCTTTCGGCTTAGGCGACCAGTCAGGGTTATCAACAACCTTGGCCCTGCAGGTGGCCTCGAATCGCTGAGCCTCCCCCTTGGTCTTGAAGGTCTTACGGAAGCGTTTGCCCTTGATGGGTTCTACATCAACCTTCCAGCGCCCATCCGGTAACGGTTCTATGGCCATCAGACGGCACGCCCCCATCGCACATGTCGTTCCTCCAGCCGGTCTTTGATGTGCTGGAAGAGGTCTAACTCGCTCATATCCTTAGCCGCGTAGTGATCGCGAATGACGGGCCAACAGTCCCATTGTTTTAGGGTGGAGAACGCCTTTTTTGCGCTCACCCGTTCCCTTGCCAGCAAGCTGACGAAGTTGCCCAGGAACAGCTCGACGTTCTTGCCCGAGAAGCCGCGAGCGGTTTTGTAGTGGCGTTTGTACTCAGTGGCTTCCACCAGGGAATCCACCGGAAGATCAACCCGAGCATCGTTGCGCATTAGCGTCCACACGGGGTCGAAATAGCCAGGGCGAGAGAGGAAGCGGAACTGCCCCAAGCCGTACCGCCACAGGCCATCCAAGTGCCCTGCAAACGCTTCATAGGAGTTCGTCTCAATGGCCTTGCCGGTGGCAAGGTCGACGGAGCCAGCAGCAAATTGCTGGACCACAGAATGGTGATAACGAAGCTCTACACGCCATACATCCTGAGCTGCGTTGTAGTTCTCCGGATCGTTGTCGTCGAAGCTGTTACGGCGTTTCCAAACGCCTTCCCAGTAGTCCAATTTATCGGTGGCCTTGGCCTGCTCCGTCTTGTTGTAGATGCTCAGCTGAATGGCACCAGCAGAGCCGAACATAAAGGTTTCGCCACGCCCGTAGACGCTCGACTTGGTGTCCCACTCGATCTGGTTGATGCCGGAAATGTCGCGCTGGGTGCGCGCTCGGCAATGCATGCGAGCAACAAGGTCAGCCGGTGGCTGCCAGCCCTGTACATCCAGGGCGAGGTGAACTGCGCACTGGTTACGCTCGACGTTACTCAGAACATGCGAAGCGTAGTAGTCGAGACGTTGCTGAAGGCGTTCAGGGCTCAGGCTGTCGATGGCATGGGGGGACACTTCGATTTTGAGGTGCGGGCCAATCACGTCCACCTTGGTGTTGAAGTTTTTCACCAGCAGAACGAAACCCAGGTCGGCGTTCTGGAGCTTGTACTGGTAGCCCGAATCTTTGCTCACGCGCCCGGCATGCCACCGCTCACCTGCGAAATCGACAATGGTCCCTGGCTTGTCGAACAGGCTCATTATCTGGGGCAGGATAAGCCCGCGGTAAAGCTGGCGGACCGTATCGACCGCACAGCGCAGCAAGCGGACTCTCGACAGGTCAGTAATGCGAGCATTGCCCGGGTCCACAAAGATGCGGCCCGTTGGGCACTCGAAACCATCGTTGTTAAGGCGAACATGGTCTTTGGCTTTCATTTGGGATTCTCCATCAATGGCCACTACTGGCCGGTTCAAATCTGATTTCATTGACGTGTTACAGGGACGTCGCGCGTCCGGCTGCGCGCTGGCTGTCGCTCTGTACCTAGCCGCTCCGCTGCGCGCGCAGTCAGCCGCGTCGTTGGTGATTACGCTGGGTTGAAATTCCTCAGGCGGCAGTTGGCTAGCCACCCTGGAGGCAGTTAAGGCGAGGTAAAGAAGCAGGAGGACAACCGCTAGAACAAGCGGCCGTGATGGCGACAGGTTGGAGAGCAGAACCAAGGGCTCTGCCCTTGTTAACCCGCTCTTGCCGCCGAGGGCTCGGGAGCGTGGGGTGATGAAGCTACCCCACACTCCTCGCGATAGGCTGTTCATGGCTGCGCAGGGTCAAGGGTGCGCTGCGCCCGTGCTTCCGTTCGCCGGAACAGCAGAGCCGTTCCGACGAGCCGGGAGCGCGGCCCCTGACCCGCCGAGATTAGGGTGGGCGATTTGGCCCAGTACGTTGCCGGAACCATGCCGGTCGCGGTACCGCATCACCCGTATGGTGCGAATGTCGCAGAAGAAGGTTTCGTCTGGATAAGGTCGTTTCGAAGCGGCGTCGATGGCCAGGAAGTAACCGTCGCTCCAGACCCCATCCATAGGCAGCACTACACCGACAATGTGGGCGCAGCACCAATGAGACTCAGGCTCCTCAGGGCAGACCAGTTCCAGCAGAACGGTTTGGCCAATGTAGGAAGTGGCGTTAGCAGCTTGAACTACGGTGTTGGGACTATGCATGGCTGTAGTCCCCCGCTTTGAACTCCTTCTTGCCGCTCAGCAAGTCTTCGCGGAAGCGGGCCAAATTGATCATGCGGTAGTCGATAAAACGCATGCTTGGGATGGTGCCGGTATCGACCCACTCGATTGCCTGCTCCACCGAGATACCGCTCATTTCGGCAAAGGTCGGGATGCTGCACAGATCCAGGCTGTCTTCCTTTTTCATAGCGTGAACTCCTTTTCTAGAAGCTGCTGAGTCATCAATGCCACGTTGACCATCACGTGCTTACCAAGCTTGTGCGATGGGACATATCCATTACGAATCCAACCCCAAACGGTGTCATGGTCCTCACTCATCCGGATCCAATTCGCGAACTCACGCCAGGGCATCACTGGCGGCGGATTGAGCAAGTCTTTCAGCGTTAAGTTTGTTCCTTCCATCATGAGCCCCCTCGACCACAAAAAGGACCACCGTGGTCCACTAGACAAATAGGACCACGGTGGTTCTATTGATGTCAAGACCACGGTGGTCCATCATCACAAAATGAGCAGAGAAGACCCGCAATTCAAACTACGAATGCCGACCGAGCTAAGAGCGATGGCAGACCAGGCTGCGAAAACATCTGGTCGATCATTGAACGCAGAGCTTGTTGCTAGGCTTGAAACTAGCTTTCTTGGAGGCTCAATGTCCTCGGAGACGCTTATGTCCGCAGAACGAGCTAGGGAGTTAGCTTTATTGGCTCGAAGTGGGCTACCGGATGAGATCCGTAAGCGAACAATCGAAGCTATCGCGAAAGCGGTGAAAGTGGGACACAGCGAAGCGTATGTGGACTTAAACGATTTACATCTTGATAGTGGAATTCCAGACAGCGACCTTGAGGAATTACAAAGCGGCGTAATTAGCACGCTTGAGCACGCGGGATATAAAGTTAGATGGGACGATATAACTACAATTCTAATAGAGTTCTAACCAACAAAGCACACACAAAAGCGCATACATGGAAGTAGATTATGACAGACAGTAGCAATCCAAATAAAATTGGAGAAATCCCGCTAAAAGACGGCAGCATAGAGCTTTTCATTGAGCCTGGAAAATGCTTATACATTCTGGGGCAAAATGGCGCAGGAAAATCTACATTCCTATTCCATTTAGCGAAAAAAACGCCGCTAAAAAACCTAATTAGTGGAAACCGAGAGGTCGTGTTTGGCTCCTCTGCAGTTTCGATATCTGCAGCACAAGCAGAGCAATATGAAGGGTACAGCCAGAACCACAGCTCTCAGCCTACTTTCAGATCCGACAAGGGTCACCACAACAGTGGTGATCGACTTTCAACACTACTTTTCTACCTCAAATCAAGATGCGACGATATAAATAAAAATTATCGCCAAGCTCATTTGAAAGGAGAAAACGACAAACTGCCTCAAATTAACGCCAATGAACCCATTGGATTAATTAACGAAGCCATTCGAAAGTCGTCTATTCCATTAACTATAGACTGGGACGAGAAATCCTCACTCATCGTAACAAAAAACGGCTTCAGCTATGGCGTGCAAAAAATGTCGGACGGCGAGCGCTCCGCGTTGATCCTTGCCTGTGAAGTCATCCTTTCTAAAGAAAACTCTTTAATTATAATAGACGAACCAGAAAGACACCTTCATCGATCCATCTCCTCCCCCTTATTGCAATACTTAAAATCCATAAGACCTGACCTACGCTGGGTGATTGCCACACATGATTTGTCTCTACCTAGAGACGACGCGGAAGCTGACGTCCTTATTTTATATAGGTACGTAGAGCCGCTTCAATGGGAAGCAGAAATTTTAAAATCAGAAAACCAATTACCGACAACCTTAATTAACGCAATATATGGAGCGCGCCAGAAGGTTATTTTCATTGAAGGAAACTCAGAAAGCAAAGACGCCCCCCTGTACCAACAAATTTTCAAGGGTGTGACTGTAATCCCCGCAGGTAACTGCAGAGATGTATGCGAAAACGTGTCGGCCTTAGAGTCACTAAAAAGCATCCATTTCATGAGTGCGCGCGGACTTGTAGATGGGGACAACCGAAGCGACACCGCCGAATTAATAAAGGGCGGCGTCCACCCTCTGGAAGTATACGCGATAGAGTCAGTTTATTATCACCCAAGTGTGATTTCAGAAATGCTAAAGCACTCTGCCGAAAAGGTAAGTTTGCAAGAGGTAATTATTAAAGCTATCGACGTCATCGGCGACGCACAACACTTATCCAAAATGACTGCTTATCGCAGCTACAGAGAAAGCCACATGAGAGCCATGCTGGACGACACGTCATTTGAAGCGGGAGTGCAAACCGTACAACACATCGACGGCCCAAGTCTAATAGCAGCGTGCCAAGCAAACTTTAACTCGCTAAAAAAATCCATGGACTGGGCCGAAATAACAAAACTTTTTAAAATAAAGTCTACAGGTGCCCCGAACGCCATTGCAACAAAGCTCGGCTATGGCGGAAGTGCGCAATACGAGCGAGCTCTTGTAAAGCTACTGGATAAAGACCCCTCGCTTTTTAATGCAGTGAGAGCTTTGGTACCCGACCCATTTACGTAACTTTTGGCGTTCTACTGCAGGTATTACTTGCTATTAAATGTCGAAAAAGTGTCGAAAATACTGACCAATGTAGGCCAGAATTTATAAGAATGGGGAACACTGGCCGCAAAGACTACCCGGCATTGTCCAGCATTGTCCGCCAATGGATAAGCCTACTACCGGGTTCAAATCCCCCCGGCTCCACCAAACAAGCTTCCCAGGAAGACCCAGAAAAGCCGTAAAGCCAAGAGAAATCAAAGCTTTACGGCTTTTTTGTTGCCCGCGTTTTCCCAGGTAATCCCAGAACATCCCATGGTTGACGGGGGCACTAACGGGGGCATAAAACGCCCATCAAGTCGCCCTTGAGAGGATGTGCCCCCATGCCCCTGAAAGATATCAACTGCCGAAATGCTAAGCCGCAGGACAAGACCTATCGCCTGTACGACGAGCAAGGTCTGTACATGGAAGTGCAACCCAACGGGGGGCGGTACTGGAGGCTGAAATATCGTTTTCTAGGAAAAGAAAAACGCATGGCCTTTGGCGTCTATCCCGAAGTCGGATTGCTGGACGCACGGAGGAAGCGCGACGAAGCTCGAGCGCAATTAGCAGCGGGGCATGACCCTTCTCTCCAGAAGCGAATGGCTAAAGCAGTCAGCCAGTTTGATCACCAACACACGTTTGAGTCGGTCGCTTTGCACTGGCTCGCCGTTCGCGAATCATCTTGGGATCCCGAGTACACCCGCACCGTGAAACAAAGGCTTGAGCTCAATGCTTATCCTTGGCTGGGGAAGCTTCCCATCAGCAGTATTTCAACCCCCTTATTGGTCGAGAATCTTCAGCGAATCGTCAAGCGTGGCGCAGCCGAAACGGCGCGTCGTGTAGCGCAGATTTATAAACAAATCTTCGAGTTTGCTGAAGCTGCAGGGATCACTCCCTCACACCAGATTGGAAATCTGTCCAGGACGCTCCCGGCCAAACGCGTAAAACATTTCGCTGCGGTGACTGATCCTAAAAAGCTCGGCGCGCTTCTGAATGTGATGGATAACTACAGCGGAACCTTTCCCGTTTGTTGTGCGCTCAAGTTGGCTCCACTTCTGTTCTGTAGACCTGGCGATTTACGGCATATGGAATGGAGTGAACTCGATCTCGAAGCCGGCGAATGGCTGATACCTGGCGCAAAAATGAAAGGACTTACCGTCAACAAGCATGACAGAGCAGACCATCTCGTCCCGCTTAGTGAGCAAGCGATAGCAGTGCTAAGAGAGCTGAAGCCGTTAACGGATAGGCACCAATATGTTTTCCCTTCGGCACGGGGAGGGAGCCGCCCAATGTCGAACAATGCTCTCCTCGCTGCTTTACGTCGGATGGGCATCAGCGGAGACGAGATGACCGGCCACGGATTCCGCGCATCGGCCCGCACCATTGGGGCCGAGGTCCTCGAACTTCGACATGATTTGCTTGAGCACCAACTGGCACACTCCGTGAGAAATCCGCTCGGGCGGGCGTATGACAGGACCACCTTTTTGAAAGAGCGCCGAGAAATGATGCAAGTCTGGGCGAACTACCTCGACACCATCAAAGCAAACGCGACCAGGGAGAACCTAGCCTGAAAGAATAATTTATATCTGCCAGTTGCAATCACAGGCCTAGTACTGGTAAAAATTGGTACCCCACGGGGGGTCGTAGGACACCGTGGGACCGCCGAACAGGCACACAAAACTTCCAATCTGAACTTCCAGATCGGATAGCACTAGCGCAACGGCTAGCTGCAACATCAAAGCGACAGTGACGCCACAAATCCGTCCTGTATCTGTTAGATCTCCTCAAATCTAATTCCTAAAACCTGCGTGAGTCATGCCCTGACTTTCTGCTGGCCATAACCTCAGGCCCTGCGCGAAGAGCTGTTTAGACACTCTACTTCCGCGCAAAAACCTGAGCTGCCAACTCACTATCACTCAACGCTTTTAACCACGAGGACGGTGGAAGCGCTGTTGCGTGAGATACACAGCATGACAATACGTAGTAATGATCACCTGGATCTCGGGGTCGAAAAACGTTTCCTCCGCCTTCCCGAGGTCGAATTTGTAGTTGGGAAAAAACGCTCCTCGATTTACCGAGCTATCTCCGAGGGTAAATTCCCCGCGCCCTACGAGCTGGGCAGCAGCAGGTCAGTCGGCTGGCTGAGCACCGATATATCTGCCTGGATCCTCAGCCGAACGCGTGTGCAGCTTCGTGGGTGCTACCACAATGACTGAGGCTCCAATATCAACCTGTGCCGAACTAAAAAACCTAAGTGCATCTACCCACCCGGTGCGCGGATGCCTCGCTAAAATCGAGGCGATGAAAGCAAAGGCACTGGCCATGCCTCGAGCCGCAGAACCGAGCGCCACGGTTGTGGGAGGTACATCGCGCTCACTCCCACTTTGGCCTAATACCGATCGGGGAGTACCTAACATCGCATTACGCTCGGCGTTGTTCGGGGCAATTGCAAAGGGGGCACGGAGCTGCTTCGAGCGGGAAAATATTCCCGCTCAGAAAAACATCACGATCAGTTACACCGGCGCACAACTTGATCAGGGCGACCTGGACGTATGGCTGACCGTACTGCATTTGGCGAAAAATCAGCCCATCGATCAGGAATGCACCATTACCGCTTCTGAGTTGTTGCAGCTGCTGCAATTAACGGACACCGGCGCAAATCGTAAAACACTCATCAGTCGCCTTAGCCGGCTGAGTGCCTGTGCGCTCGAGGTTCAGGCCGGACCATTGATTCATTTTGAGGGAAGTCTGATCAACAAATTTTCCCGTGATGAATACAGCCGCCAGCTCACAATTCGCCTTAACCCTGGTCTACACAAAATGTTCGCACACGACCAGTTCACCCAAATTCACTGGGGAGTTCGGCAAACACTAAATGGCCATTATTTAGCCCAATGGCTACACGCCTTCTACTCGAGCCATGCAGCCCCGTTTCCACGGAAGATTGAAACTCTCCATAGGTTGTCCGGCAGCAAAACCACCGATCAATCGAAATTTCGCCAGCTACTGCACAAAGCATTGGACGCCTTGGGCCGGTCGAGCACCGATCATGGGCAACCGTTCAGTTATTGCATGGAAGGCAATCTGGTAAAGATCGAAAAAACTCCGAGTAAAGCGCAACGCCGCCACCTGAATAAGCGCCAGGATGAGAAAAAAATACCGTTATTGCAGGCGGGAGATACCGTCGCAGCAGGTATGGGGTACCGTCATAGTAGGTAG